AAATCGTCACCAAAAACATAATCAACCCGGTTGAAATTTCTAAAATATTCCATTATGCATTATCCCTTTCAACATCCTCGCGTGTAACTGCTCTGAATTCCTGGAATGATAATGTCATACTTATCTGCACAGGATTACCATCCTCGTGAAATGACATACTTGCAGGGTTATATGTTGTCTGTACATTTCTTAGATAACACAACAAAGGTTGTGGCATCTTCATATTCTGGCCTCTGTACTTAAATCTAATTTCAAATAAATTAGGAAATCTATAACCAATAGGTATTGATGCCTCATCACGGCCAAATGTTGATGGATACAATTCTGTTCTAAAGTGCTTTACAATCTTGTTAATTTGCTCTGCCTCTGTTGGAGATGTTGCAATAAAATCATATTGGAAAACAAATTGTCTTATGTTAACACCATTGAATACTGATCTGGAGTTAGGATTTACTTTTACCTGAAGACCCACAGCAGCAGCAGTGCTTAAACTTTCAGGGCCTTTTTGTGCTGCTCTGGCCAGGGCTATCTTTGCGGCTGTTGTGGTATTCACCCCTCTAAAAATATCTGTGATACCTCTCAGGCCTTCCTGGATTGCAGAATTTACGGCTCCCAAAACAGATGCCCCATTATTAATTGCCCCAAGTGCTGCGGCACCAGCAGGGCCAAGCTCTGGTGTGTCATATGTTACATCATCATTTATGTTTATTGCTTGAGGAAAGTATGTTATGACAACAGGAGCTTCTTGTACATATTTTGTTTTTACTCCTATTATGTCCGTGGTTACACCGGCATTTTCTTGAGCATTCTTATCCTTGGCTGCCTTAAATGCTGCCCCTGCTGCTTGCGCGGCATTCAAATCCCGTTCCATTGCACCAAATCTTGCACGTTCACGCTCAACAGCAGCATTAGGATTATCAGCAACTGCCTCAGTTGATGTTTCAACTAGATCCTTTACATACTGAAATCCCTTTTCAATTAAAGGGCTTCGCAATATTGAGATGGCACTGTTTAAGGTTACATCCCAAGGTAATATTGATTTTACCCTAAATGATATCTCAGCACCATAATTTGTTGCAATTGGATATCGTAATAGTTCACCTTGTCTTTGAGTTGCAACCGGTGCAGTCTCTATTGGTGCATTAACTTTTTCTGTATATCCACCAGGATTATTTGGTATTTGATTCCGACCTCGAGGATCAAGAGCATCCGGATTTACATTTTCCTTGGTACCCGTGCCAATTGGATCATATCCACCCGATTTTGCTCTAGATCTATCTCCTGCAGGCGTGCCACCCAAACCAGCTGCGTCATATGCCATTTGAACATCCTTAATAAATAGAAATTAGTAAATCTATTTATATGGTTTTTATGGCATATTCTGGTAAATACAAAGTTAAGAATCTAGCAAAATATAGAGGTGACCCAGATAAGGTTGTCTACAGGTCATCCTGGGAAAAAGCATGCTTTCAGTGGTGTGATGCAAACCCAAAGGTAAAATCCTGGTCATCCGAAGAAACAGTTGTTCCATATAAATGGGACATTGATAAAAAAATGCATCGTTATTTTGTAGACCTTAAAATAACATTTACAGATAATAAGACAATACTTGTTGAGATTAAACCATCCAAAGAAACAACCCCACCAAAACGACCGGATAAATCAAAAAGATATATCGGCGAAGCAATGACATATGTCAAGAACATGAATAAATGGGAAGCGGCTGATGCATATGCAAAGGACAGAGGTTGGGAGTTTCAAGTGTGGACAGAGGATACATTATACGAGATGAAGATATTGAAAAAACTTAAGGGATTAAAACCTCTAAAGCCGTTCAAGAAAAAACGTAAGAAATGATATAAATAGCCTTATGTCAAATCTATTTCAAAAATTAGAACTTGAAGCCTTCCGAGCTGGAATCAATCCTAGGACAAAAGAATCCAGAGATTGGTTTCGTAGAAAAGTTCAAGGCCTTAGGGGTGTGAGTCGTACAGAATTAATGCAAGAGGATGAGATCACACTTGCAAATAAATCACAGCCTCTGATAGGCTCAATGAATATGTTTTTCTATGACCCAAAGCACAAGGAAACCTTACCTTTCTATGATAGATTCCCACTTGCAATTATTGTAGGTCCTGCTGAAAAAGGTTTTTATGGTCTAAATCTACATTATCTTCCACCAGTACTTCGTGCAAAGCTTTTGGATTCATTGATGGATATCACTAATAATAAAAAATATGATGAGACAACAAGATTTCAGGTAAGTTATAAAGTGCTACAGGCTGCAGCAAAATTTAGATACTATAAACCATGCCTAAAACACTATCTAACTGCTCACGTTAAATCAAGACTGGCAAGAGTTCAGGCACCAGAATGGGAGATAGCTACATTTCTTCCAACGGCTGATTGGGCCAAACAATCTTCACGTCAGGTATACACAAAATCAAGGCAGGCAATCTAATGTCCATAGATCAACTAAAAAGTATGGTATCAGGTAAATTGGGTTTTGCCAGATCAAATCTATTTGCTGTCCAACTTCCGTCCGAATTTGCATCCGAAAGTCTGATCAGTAGAATTGCATCATTTGCACTGACCGGTTCTATGGGTGGTGGTGACATTAATATTCTTTGTACAAACGCAACACTACCTGGCAAACAAGTTATTGTGAACGACAGAAGGGTTGGCCTTGAATATCAAAAAATTGCATCAGGGTATGCAGTTGATGATGTTACACTTACATTCTTTGTGTTGAACGATTATGGCATTAAAAAGTATTTTGATAATTGGTATTCAAGGACAGTGTATGACAATGCACAATCTGTTCCATATAAAAGCCAATATGCAAGAGATGTTAAGATATTACAACTTCGTAGACCAATCACCACAAAATCATTTACGGTTGGTCCTTTAAGCATTGGTGCTGATATAGGTGGTGGTACTGCATATGCCGTTCAGCTGATTGATGCATTTCCTATTGCAATCAATGCTGTTGAGTTAAGTAACGAGATGGATGGATTGGTACAATTAAGTGTAACATTGGCATATACGAATTGGCAACAGGCATCTACAGGTTTTCTTGGTGGCCTTATTGCACCAAATTTTGGATTGAATTTAGGTGGAGGTATTGGAAGAAGCCTCGGTGGATTAGTAAGATAAGGAGTAAAGTATGGCGCTTCCGCGTTTGAATGAATTTCCTCAGTATGAATTGATTATACCATCAACTGGAGAAACCATAAATTACAGACCGTTCCTTGTAAAGGAACAAAAAGTTTTAATTTTGGCCTTGGAATCACAGGACCAAAAACAAGTTTTAAATGCAATTCTTAATTGTATTGATGCATGTTGTGAGGGTGTTGATTCCAAGAATTTGGCCACATTTGATGTTGAATATATCTTTACACAGATACGAGGTAAATCTGTGGGTGAATCAACAAAGATCAATGTTGCTTGTGGTAAATGTGAAGAAAATAATGAAGTAAAAATTGATCTAAATAAGATTGCACTTCAAGAAAATATTGATATAAAGAATAAATTTGTAAAACTCACGGATGACATTACTGTCGAATTGAAATATCCAACATATAGTGAGTTTATGAAAAAGTCAAACCTTGAGACAAATTTAAGTGCCAACATCGTGTTTCAGCTGATGTCTGCATGTCTTGAGGCAGTAATATTAAATGATGAAGAAAGGGTATCAATTAAAGACGAATCTGCAGAGGAAGTTGAAAACTTTATCAACTCGTTAACCTCGGAACAATTTGCAAAGATGCAGGCATTTGTTGAAGAGATACCAAAGATTCATATGGACATCACGTTTCAATGTGCATCTTGTGAAGAGAATAACGTAAGAAGACTGGAGGGTCTAACCGATTTTTTTTCCTAAACCTTTCTCATGAATCACTTGAAAACTTTTATAATACAAACTATCAATTGATTCAGAACTACCAATATTCGTTATATGATCTGGATCATATGATACCGTGGGAAAGGGAGATATATCTTGCAATGTTAGTGAATGAACTAAAGGAAAGAGAGCAACAGGCTAATAGGTAAAAGATATGGCAATTAGAATAGAACCATCTAGAACTGGCGCAACTGTTGAGTTAAAGGATATCGCAAGTATCTTATCTGAACAAAATCAAGTTCTTGCAGTTACGGCTGAATCACAGGAAAAGCTCTCAAAGTCTTTTGCCTCGTTTATCCAAATGCTTGAAAAGCAAGATGCAGATGAAAAAAGAGATGAGGCACAAGCTGAGGCCCGGCAAAGAAATCAACCCTCAAAGGCAAGTGGTTATGTTCAAGGTATGAAGGAAAAAATGACCGGTATCACGGGTGGTGTTGAAGGACTTGTGGCTGGTGTTGTTCCATTTGCATTAGGCCTTTTGAGAAGATTTCTACCTGCATTGTTAACCGTTGGCCTTGCAGACCAAATTGCAAAAGGTTTAGAAGATAAAATAGGCCCGGAACTTGCAAATGTGGTTGAATATGCATTAACAGGTGCCGGTATAGGATTTCTTTTGGGTGGTGCAAAGGGTGGGATTTATGGTGCAATTCTGATGGCACTATTTTCTGATGCCTCACGTGAATTTGTTGTTGGTATGGTGAACAACATATTCAAAACAGATTTTTCAGCTACGGGACCAGAATCATTTGTCGTTGTCGGTGCTGCTGCTTTGGCCACCAAATTTATGATAGGTTTACTACCTAAGCTTCTACCTTTACTTTTATCCCCTACAGGTTTCCTAGCAGTGGCAATAACAGCTGGCCTGGCTGGTTACTTTGTCTATCAGAATCTTTCACCAGAACAACAGGCAGCTGTAGATAAAATAACAGCACCATATAGATCATTGATGTCTGATATCAGTGTCACTTTGTTAGAAAAGGCTGCAGAGGCCTCTGAAAATATAGTTGACGGCATAAAGGAATATCTAAATTCATCACTCGTGTCAATGGGATTTGGTGCCAAGTTCTTAACAAGTGATAAAAAGGCTGAGTTACTAGGTTCATTATCTGCATCTGATAGATCAAAATATGATGATCTTGAAAAAGAGGCAATAAGAATAGGAAAAGATTTTCAGACTGCCTTTGCCGGAACAATGGAAGAAAAAGATGCACTTCGTAAGAGATATGGATTAGAAGGTACATCACAGAATGAACTTTATGAATACTTTGAGAAAAGATCATTTGAGTTAAGCAAGCAGATGGATGCAATTGTTAATGCCCAAAAAGAAAGAGAGAAGGCAGAGGCAGAGTCATTTAAAAATGATCAGGCTCTGATACAGGAATGGACAGATTTAACATCTGAATTGGCCACAGGCTTGGGAGAAATGCCATCACCATCTGATAAACAAGCATATGCAGAATATGAGGCTATGCTTGCAGACAGAAAAGCAGCACAGAATAGATTAGATAGGCTGACAAGAGTTCTTCAGGAAAGAAAATTGGGCCCATTTAGTTCCGGAACCATGATGCAAACAATCCAAACACCAGATGGTGACTTTAGACAGGAAGGTGTATCATCCGGGCAATACTATTCATCAATAAATGCAGCTGCAGCAGATGCAATTGCTCGGGCAAATCAGAATAGACCACAAACAGGAACATCAGTTGATGCAAGTACAAATGTGATTGATAATAGTGTTACATCAACCACAGCGGCACAGTTTGAAGGTGGAAGTGCCATGGATACCGGTGATGTTTATAATGACAGGATATTAAGAATGAGGAACTGAGCAGTTTTTCTTCATGCTCAGGAAGTTTGTTTTTATTCCTCGTTTGCCAATTTAGCAAAATAAGACATTGTATCGTCATCATCAACTGAGTTCATCTCAGCTGCAGTGACAGGCATGGATTGTGGTTCAGGTGTTGGTTCAGGTTCATTAACCTGGTTCATCTGAACAACCTTTGGTGCACCCATCTCAACTTGTTCACCAAGAACACGCATCATCTTGGCTTTGAGCTCGTCGTATGATTTATAGTTCTTTGGGTCGGTAAACTCACCGAGGTTATGTAGTCCATTATAGATTGTTTCCAACTTGGATTCGTCTCCATCATAGAGAGCAGATGGGCTTGAAAACTCTGACTTATCATAATTACGGTATCCTTCAACATTACGAATTTTCAACTT